GCAAGCCCACGTTTCTAACGTGGTCATGTCACTAGACAACGTGTCCCTCAAAGCCCTAACCCCCGGCTACCTCCCCAGCTTCCCAATCCTGCCGCCTGTCGGTGTGCCGGGTGATAGTTCGGCTTGGCTTTCGTGACCGGCCAAGCTGATCTGCTCCCTGCAATCGCATGTGCAGCTAAGGAAAGCGGACTGCATTGGGACGGTAAGAGCGTACCGAAATACACACAGCTAAACTCGGACTACATTCCAAACACTGGAAAGCAGACCGACGGGCAGGGCGAGGTAGTCACCAACTCGAACCAAGCCCAAGGTCTTTACAAGTGGATCACCAACGAGATTGTCACGAGCCGCATGGCAGACAAGCCCGCGCTGGTTCATGAAGCTACACACTATCTGCAACGGCTTAACGGACAATGGCCGGGCCCGGGAATCGAGACCCAGCCATATCAGGCGGAACGAAACGCGCCATTTGATTGCATGACGCTATTTGGCGGGTGGGACAGGGACAGGCTGCCGAAGATATTTAACGGTGGGAAGTAGCTAGCCCGCGAATGTGCGAGCTAGCTTTAGGATTGCGGGAGATTTAACGAAAAGGCGGATCAGGAGGATAGCGGGGCCGGGTATGTCTCGCTCCCCGGCCTCCCATTTTCTAACCGTCCTATCGGATTGCACGCCAATGATTGAGGCAAGGTCTGATTGGGATATGCCTAACTCCTGGCGGGCGTCTTTGAATTGCTGCGGGGTCATAAATTGGCCATTGGGGTTGTTAGTTCAGTTCGACAAGGATGGTTGAGGTTCGGCTAGAATCTTGAATGCAAATGCGTTTGCGGTTTCCAAGGTCTTCGGTGACTTTGTAGAATTTGGCGCGGGTTCCTCCTTCGGTCATTTGCTGGTTTATCAGTTGGCAAATGTGGCGCTTCTCGGTGGCTGTAACGTGTAAGCCTTCGATGAGTTTAACGCGGGTGAATGTGGTTTGGCTGTTCATGCTGCAAGCTCCTTGGCGCGCGCATAGAGCGGATGGCCTGGCATCAATCGGATTGTGTCGGCTTCAAAATAATCTTCGCGTCCGTCGCTCTTGTTTTCAATGGCAAGGGCTTCTGCAAATGAAGCAGGGAAGCGACCATTTTTGCAGCGTATTTTGATGAGTTCGGCGGGAACAGTGGACACCCAAGGGCCAGCATCAATTCGGATGCCTGCGCGTTGGCCGTTTACTGTGAGAAATTTAGCGCTGAGTTTGGTCATTTGCTTATCTCCTAAGCTGGCGGCCACCATTGGCCTGTTCGATGAATTAAACATAGGCCCATAGGGCCGGTATGTCAATGGGTATTTTCAACTAATTTCGATTTATTTTGAGAGGTGGGCTAATGGGTGAAGCCCCTAAACTAGGCAAGTCTGCGGGTAACAGGGGCAAGGGTCGCAAGCCCGGCTCTCGCAACCGCGTCACTATCGAGGTCAAGCAGGCCATCCTCAAGGCGTTTGATGATGCTGGCGGCGCTGGCTACCTGCTGACCGTCGCGCAGGATGATCCCAAGACCTTTTGCGCATTGCTTGGCCGCATTGTGCCGACTGAGATCAGCGCGGACGTGACTGTGGCGACTGACTTTGCCGACAAGCTAAGGGCGGCGCGTGAGCGATCTAACGCAGGCTGAGTTGCAATCTGAGGTAATCGAAGACCTTGGCCGGTTCACACACGATCCATTGGGCTATGTGCTTTACAACTGGGCTTGGGGCGAGGGTGAGCTAAAGGATAGCGACGGGCCAAGGGATTGGCAGCGCGGCGTTCTGACTGACATTGGCGAACGTCTCAAGGCTGGTGGTGCTCTTGGTGCTGTGGTGCAAGAGGCCATTGCATCGGGTCACGGCATCGGCAAGTCGGCGCTGGTGAGCTGGATTATCAAGTGGGCGCTGGCGACGTTTGAGGATACCAAGGGTGTTGTTACCGCCTCGACCGACAACCAGCTACGCACCAAGACATGGCCCGAGGTTGCTAAATGGCATCGGCTGGGGCTGGACCAGTTTCTATTTAAACTGACGGCCACGGCGCTTTATTCGGCTGATCCGAAGCATGAGCGGACATGGCGGGTTGATATCCTGCCGTGGTCCGAGCACAACACCGAAGCCTTTGCGGGCCTGCACAATCAGGGCAAGCGCATCGTTCTGGTGTTTGATGAGGGTTCGGGCATTGCGGATCGTATCTGGGAGGTTTCCGAAGGCGCTCTGACGGACGAAGGCACAGAGATTCTATGGTGTGCCTTTGGCAATCCGACGCGGGCGACGGGGCGGTTTCGGGAGTGTTTCCGCAAGTTCCGGCATCGCTGGAATACTAGCCAGATTGACAGCCGGACGGTTGACGGCACGAACAAGACCCAGATCGCTAAATGGGTAGAGGACTACGGCGAGGACTCGGACTTCATCAAGGTGCGCGTGCGCGGGGTGTTCCCTGCCATGTCAGCCAAGCAGTTTATATCCGAGACTGACGTAGATGCGGCTTTCGGGCGTGAGTTGATGGTGACGCAATACAATTTTGCGCCCAAAATTCTGACATGCGACCCGGCGTGGGAAGGCGACGACGAGCTCGTGATCGGGATGAGGCAGGGGCTTTATTTCCAAGTCCTGCTGACTATGGCGAAGAACGATAACGACGTGAACGTCGCCAACATTCTCGCGCGGCTCGAGGACGAGCACAAGGCCGACGCGGTATTCATCGACGGCGGTTACGGCACGGGCATTGTCTCTGTGGCCCGCACGTTGGGCCGCTCATGGCGGCTGGTGTGGTTCTCGGAAAAGGCTTTCGACACTGGCTGCCTGAACAAGCGCGCGGAGATGTGGAAACTCATGCGCGACTGGCTGAAAGAGGGTGGAGCAATCCCGCCTGATAACGTCCTGCGTGATGATCTATTGAGCCCTGAGACGGTTCCGCGCCTGGACGGAAAGTTACAGCTTGAGCCTAAAGACGCCATGAAGCGGCGCGGACTTAACTCTCCAAACCGAGGCGATGCTCTGGCTCTCTCGTTTGCTTATCCCGTCAACATGAAATCGAAGACGTTGGGCGATAAACCGCCAATGACGCTTCACGAATATGATCCTTTCAAAGTGGAGGCCTGATATGTGCATGGGTGGTGGTTCAATCCCCAAGGCGGTGCAGTACGCTGCGCCAAAGAGCCCGAACAATGCTGCCGATCTCGCGGCGCAGGACGAGCAGCGGCGTCGTCAGGCGGCGAGCGGCTATCAGGGGACTATCCTGACAGGCTCCGGCGCGGGTACGCAAGGCTCTACGGGCGCTAAGACACTGTTGGGTGCTTAAGCATGGCTGAAACCTCCATCGAGAGGCTTGGCAGGCGTCATGCGGCGCTTTGGAACGAGCGCCAGTCATATTGGGATCCGCATTACAAAGAGCTTCAGACGTGGCTTACGCCTCGCCTTGGTCGGTTCTCAACAAAGCAGATCATCAATGATGGCGGCAAGATCAATTCGAGCATCATCGACTCGACAGCCTTGCAGGCCATTCGGGTGGCGGCGGCTGGTCTTCTGTCTGGTTCTACGTCTCCGGCCCGCCCTTGGTTCCGTCTGACAACGCCTGACCCTGATTTGATGGAGTTCGCGCCGGTCAAGAACTGGCTGTGGGAAGTCGAGCGCCGCATGAGGATGGTGTTTCAATCGTCCAATATCTATGGCGTGTTGCACCAGGGCAATTACGAGTTGCTGACATTCGGCACGGCGACGGAGTTCTGGCTGTCCGATTTTGACAACATCGTTCGCGGTGTGCCGGTGCCGGTGGGTGAGTTCACGCTGGCGACAGCGGCCAACCTCACGGTCGATACGGTTTACCGCGAATACAGCCCAAAGATATCGCAGCTTGTGGAAGAGTTCGGGCTCAAGAACTGCTCCGAGAGTGCGCAAAGCCTTTACAATAATGGCGACTACGAGCGCCGCATTACGGTTGTCCACGCGGTTGAGCCTAGAGCGTTGCGTGATAGCACGAAGACCGATGGCAAGAACAAACGCTGGGCCTCCACCTATTGGGAGAAGGGCCGCGATAAGCCATTACGGGAGGGCGGATTTGATGCCAAGCCCTTTACCGCAACACGCTGGGATGTGACGGGGCTTGATACCTATGGACGTTCGCCTGGCATGGACGCGCTGGGCGACGTGAAGCAGCTACAATTCCAGCAGCGCAAGAAAGCCAAGGCGATTGACAAGCTGGTTGATCCTCCGATGGTTGGGCCTGAAAGCCTCAAGCATGGTGTGGCGAGTATCCTGCCGGGCGGCATTACCTATGCCGATGCTTTGAACGGCCAACGGGCCAGCTTCTATCCGGCAATGGAGATCAACCCCGCCGGTATCACGGCTATCTCGACCGACAACGAGGAAATCCGCGGGCGGATACAGAAAGCGTTTTTCTCTGATCTGTTCATGGCGTTCATGAATGAGGTCAAGGCCGGCCTGAAAGTCGATCAGGTCGCGCATATCTACGAAGAGCAACTAATTCAGCTTGGCCCCGTGCTTGAGCGGAATCAGGCCGAGCGCCTTGATCCGTTGATCGACCGTGTGTTCAGCATGTTGGTTGAGGCATCCATCCCGATGTGGCGGCTTGACCCGCAGTCCGGTGTTATTCCTGCGCCGCCGCCTGAACTGGATGCGGCGCATCTGCGGATTGATTACATCTCGACCTTGGCGCAGGCACAGAAGGCCGTTGCCACATCAAGCGTTGAACGGCTTTCCGGCTTCGTCGGTAATCTGGCTGCTGCTTATCCTGAAGTTCTGGACAAGTTCGACGCGGATCAGGCCGTCGATGAATATGCCGATATGCTTGGCGCGCCGCCCCGGATTGTTGTTTCGGATGAGGTTGTTGCCGAGAAACGTCAGCAACGGGCGCAGCAGCAGCAGGCGCAGCAAATGATGGCGGCGGCACAGCAAGGCGCAGACACAGCCAAGGTGCTCTCGCAGGCCGATACAAGGCCCGGCAATGTGCTGTCTAGCGTGTTGGGTGTTAGCCAATGACTAATGCGGCTGATCCCAAGGCCATTGCCAAGAATGAGAAGCGCCAGAAGCATCAAGCCGAATTGCTTGAGAACGCGTGGAAGTGGCTTCTCGCTGAAGACAGGGGCCGTCGCATAGCGTGGTCGCTGCTTGAACAAACGCACGTCTTCAGAACGTCAATGACCGGTAACAGCCAGACCTTCTTTCTGGAAGGCGAGCGCAACATTGGCTTGAAACTACTCGATACCATCATGGCAACGAACCCTCAGGCTTTCGCGCAAATGCAGGCCGAAGCCAAGGCGGAAACGCCTGACGAGCCGGACCCAGAGTCCGAAGACTGATTAACGCAAACATTTGAAATTCAACCATCCCGGCTGTCACAGGCTGGGTTTTTAGCATGGGAATTTTCCCGTGAAGGAGTGGCGATGTCTGAAACCGAATCCGCAACGACTGACACCAACGCGACAGCAAGTGTGGACGCGCCAAATGAGGCCGTAGTTGAAGTAACGGAAGTCCTGACGGGACAACCCGAAGCCAAGGCTGCGGAAGCCGAAACCAAGACCGATGCAGTCAAGGACGGGGATCAAAAGCCGGAAGGCGAGAAACCTGAAGAAAAGGCGAAATCGGACGTTCCTGAATCCTATGAGTTCAAGATTCCTGAAGGCATGGCGATTGATGAGGCTCTGGTTGAGTCCTTCAGCCCATTGGCGAAGGAACTTGGTCTGACCCAAGACAAGGCACAACAGCTTGTTGACTTCTATGCAAAGCAGGAAGCCGGCCGTGCCGAGGTTTGGACACAGACACAAGCGACATGGGCGCAGGAGACAAAGGCCGACAAGGAGATCGGAGGCGATGCCTTCGACAAGAACGTTGCGATTGCCAATCAGGCTGTCTCGAAGTTCGGCTCCCCTGAATTTGTTAAGGCATTGAAGGATACCGGTGTGGCTAACCACCCCGAGTTCGTCCGGTTCTGCCTGCGTGTTGGCAAGGCAATTAGTGAGGACACGGTAGCAACCGGCGCACAAGGCGGCGGTGATCGTTCTGCTGCTGATGTTCTCTTCCCCACAATGGCACATTAAAAGAGGTATAGCAGATGACTGCTCTCTCCACGATCCATCCGACACTGACGGATGTTGCGAAGCGACTAGACCCTGACGGTAAGGTCGCCAAAATTGTTGAAATCCTTTCCCTGAGCAATGAAGTCCTTGACGACATGGTTTGGCAGGAAGGCAATCTCCCAACCGGCAATCGGACCACGATCCGCTCCGGTCTTCCTGCCCCGACATGGCGCAAACTCTACGGCGGCGTTCAGCCCTCCAAGAGCCGCACTGTGCAGGTCACGGATAACACCGGCATGTTGGAAGCCTACGCCGAAGTTGACAAGGCGTTGGCTGATCTCAACGGTAATGCCTCGTCTTTCCGCCTGACGGAAGACATGGCCCATATCGAGGGCATGAACCAGACGCTCGCTTCAACGCTGATCTACGGCAACGAAGGTACGGCTCCCGAGACTTTCACTGGGTTCTCGCCGCGCTTCAATTCCCTCTCGGCTGAAAACGGCGGCAATATCCTGTCGGGTTCCGGCACGGGTTCAACCAATACGTCGATCTGGCTTGTTGGCTGGGGCGCAAACACCTGCCACGGCATTTACCCCAAGGGCTCGACTGCTGGTCTGCACTCTGAAGATAAGGGCATCGTCACGATTGAAAACGTCGATGGTGCTGGCGGTCGTATGGAGGCCTATCGCACCCACTATCGCTGGGATGTGGGCCTGACGGTCCGCGACTGGCGTTATGTCGTGCGTATCGCCAACGTCGATGTGGCCAACCTCAAGAAAGATGCGTCGTCTTCGTCTGCCGACCTCATTGACCTGATGACGCAGGCGCTCGAACTCGTCCCGAACCTTGGGATGGTGCGCCCGGCTTTCTACTGCTCGCGCACGGTGCGTTCGTTCCTTCGTCGTCAGATCGCCAACAAGGTCGCCTCTTCGACGCTCACGATGGATACCGTCGCGGGCAAGAAGGCGGTCATGTTCGACAACGTGCCGGTGCGCCGCACCGACGCTATCCTCAACACTGAAGCCAAAGTCTCGTAAGGAGGGCTGATACCATGATTATTGATGCACGCGGCGAATTTGCCGACGCGGTAGCCCTGAATACGGGCGCTGCCGGCACATACCTTGTGGGCTCGCAGGTCGATCTCGGCTCTGTGAGTTCCGATATCGGCAATGGCGAATCTATGTATCTCGTCTTGCAGGTTGACACGACTGTAACATCTGACGGTTCTGCAACCGTTCAGCTTATCCTTGCCTCGGATGCTTCGGCATCCATCGCAACGGACGGGTCGGCAACGGCTCACGTTACGACTGCGGCCATTCCCAAAGCAACGCTTGTGGCAGGCTATACGCAGGTCATCCCGCTTCCGCTTGGCACCTATGAGCGCTACCTCGGCGTTCTTCAGGTAACGGGCACGGCGGCGCTCACGGCGGGCAAGATCAATGCCTTCCTGACGAAAGACCCGCACGGCTGGTCGGCTCTCCCTGACGGTCTGTGAGGGGTAGCCCATGACTGAATACCGTGTGAATGAAACTTGTTTCTTCAACGGTTCGCTGTACCGGAAGGGGGATAAGGCCTCCCTTCCGGCCACAGTTGAGGTCAATGAGTATTTTGACCTGATTGATCCGAAGAAACCTGACCCAACAGAACAAGCGGCACCGACCCTTTCGATCATGCATAAGGGGCGCGGTATGTGGGCCGTTGTGAACGATACAACGGGCGAAGAAATCGAATCCGGCTTGACCAAGATTGAAGCGCAGATATTCGCTGGGGAAGGACTGCCAAATGGCACTAACTAGTCTGAAATTGACGCCGGAAGAAAAAGCTGCGCAGGCCGCTAAATGGACGGCTAGCCCTGAGCAGGGCGAAGATTATCCCTGCGGTGTTGAATTGCGCCTTGATGACGCTGCAATCAAGAAACTTGGTCTTGGCCCGATGATGGCTGGATCAAAGGTAAGCATTACCGCAGTCGCGATGGTGGAGGAAGTTGGCGAGGAAATGGTCAACGGCAAATCCGAACGCAGCATGGAAATCCAGATTACGGATATGGAAGTCGAGCCTATGAGTGAGGGCCCTTCTGCTGAGTCCGTTCTTTATGACAAGAAAGGCGATGCGTAATGGCTCAGATCACGACATGGGCACTCCCTGATGTGGCAACAGCAACTATTGCGAATGGAGCAAGCCTTTCCGGTGCAGTTGATTGCTCGGCAGGTCGGCTTGGCGCAATCGTTATGCCCGCCTCATGGACAACGGCTAATCTGACGTTTTCGTCCAGCGTTGATGGTGTGACGTACAACGACAAGAAAGATTCTGTCGGAAACGAATATACAGTTACCGCAGCGGCATCACAATTCATCACGCTTAATCCCCAAGACTTTCTGCATGACCGCTACATCAAGATCAGGTCAGGCACGTCTGGGACGCCTGTAAATCAGGGCGCGGCTCGTTCTATTACCGTCTCGCTTCTGGTGTGATCTGAATGGCAAGCATTGTCCAAATCTGTAATTTCGGGCTTGGTCAAATCGGCCAGGATACGATTAACGCGCTTACAGAAGAATCCCCTTCGGCCCGTGCTTGCAGCCTTTACTATGAGCAGGCCCGCGATGCTGTGTTATCGGAGATATGGTGGGGCTTTGCGACAGGTCAGCAGACGCTCGCGCTGACTTCTACAAACCCGAATGAGTGGGACTATGCCTATACGCTTCCCTCTGATTGTTTGTTCCCACGCTATATTCCTCCGGTCGTTAGGAATGGGACCAAAATCCCGTTTGAGTGGGCTGGTGATGAGATATGGACGGATCAGGACACGGCAGTTTTGATCTATACCAAGCGCGTTTCTGACCCGGCCCTGTTTCATCCGTTGTTTGTCGATGCCTTGGCACTCAAGATCGCAACATTGGTTTGTATGCCCCTGTCGGTCGAGCGGTCGCTGCGGTCTGATGTGGTGCAACTCTATCGCGGGGCGATTGCAGCAGCGCGACAGGCTGATACCAATGCGTCTGACCGGTATGACTATTCTAACTCCAATGCTCAAAGCATAGAGGCCCGCGCCTGATGACGAGAGTATTGCAGCCATCATTTGCTGGCGGAGAAGTCTCTCCTTCTTTGTATGGGAGAGTTGACCTTGCCAAGTATCAGGTCGGGCTCAAACGTGCCAAGAACCTGTTTGTTCATCCCCACGGTGGCGTTTCTAATCGTGCCGGAACAGAGTTCATTGCCGAGATCAAGGATAGTTCTGCTGGAGCGCGCCTTATCCAGTTCCAGTTCAATACGACACAAACCTATGTGCTTGAGTTTGGTAATCAGTATATGCGCGTCATTAAGGATGGTGCGCAGGTTCTTGACACAGCGAAGAATATCACGGGGATTACACAGGCCAACCCCGGCGTGTTCACATCTGCCGGTCACGGGTTGGCGAATGGTAAGGAGGTCTATCTTGCTGGTATTGGCGGGATGGTTGAACTTAACTCCCGAAACGCCATTATCGCCAATGCGACAACCAACACATTCACGCTGACCGATCTTTATGGCGTAGCGATAAACACAACATCATTAACCGCTTATACGTCAGGCGGCACCGTCTCTCCTATATATGAAATCTCAACGCCTTATGCGATTGCAGACGTATCAAGCCTGAAGTTTACGCAGTCGGCTGACGTGATGTGGCTTGTTCATCCATCTTATCCAATTCGCAGACTTTCGCGCACGGGAGATGCTGCGTGGGCACTATCGCTTGAATCTTTCGGGACTTCGGTCGCCGCCCCCACAAGCCTAGGCGCAACATCGTCGGGTATGCCTGGAACTGCCAACACATTTGCTTATGTTGTGACAGCGGTAGATGATGACACGGGAGAAGAAAGTCTTGCGTCAGCAAACGCATCTATAGTGGGTAATAGCCCGGCGTCATGGCCTGCGGCTGCCTATATAAACCTCGCATGGACAGGAAGCGCATCCCGCTATCGTATCTATAAAGACGACTCTGGGTCCGGTTCTTACGGGTTCATTGGTACTGCTGTTAATACATCGTTCCGTGACGCAAACGTAACGCCCGATGTTTCTAATGCGCCCCAGATCACAACACGCAACCCCTTCGGAAGCGCAGGGAATTATCCGTCTGCCGTGGCTTTCTATCAGCAGCGTCTCGTTTATGGCGCGACCAACAATGCGCCATCGACGGTATGGGCCTCACAGACAGCGAGTTTCAAGAACTTCAACTATTCGACGCCAAACAAGGCGACCGACGCGATCCAGTTCACAGCAGTTTCGAGAAGCGTGAACCGCATTCGCTCGCTTGTTCCTATGGCGCAGCTTATTCTGCTGACCTCTGGGGCCGAGTTCGTTGCTGATGCCGGTGCAAACTCCGATGCTATTACGCCATCATCCCTGCGGGTTAGACCGCAAGGATATCGCGGATCGAACAACCTCGACGCGCTTGTGATCGGCAACACGATTCTATTCATGCAGGAGAAGGGGTCTGTTATCCGTGACTTCGGCTATGAGTTCGCAAGTGATGCCTATACGGGAAATAACCTTGTCGTTCTCGCCTATCACTTGTTTCAGAACTATACCCTTTCATCATGGGCCTATGCGCAAGCGCCCGATTCAATCGTCTGGGTGGTTCGTAATGATGGTGTGCTTCTAAGTCTAACCTATATGAAAGAGCATGACGTTTTTGCATGGTCATGGCATCAAACAGAAGGCTTGTTCGAGGACGTGGTTTCTGTCTCAGAGGGACAGGAGGATGTTCCGTATTTTATCGTCAAGCGCATAATCAATGGGCAGACAAAGCGTTATATCGAGAGACTTCATTCGCGCACGTTCTCAACAGTAGAAGATGCTTTCTTTGTTGATAGCGGCCTTACCTACAGTGGAAGTCTGGCAACGATAATCAGCGGTCTATGGCACCTTGAGGGTGAAAGTGTTGTCGCCCTGGCAGACGGTAACGTGGTCAAGGATTTAACCATTACCAATGGGGCCGTGACATTGCCTAATGCGGCGACCAAGACCCATATCGGCAAAGCCTATACGTCTGAACTGCGCACATTGTCGATTGACTTCCAGACCCAACAAGGAACAGCGCAGGGCCGATTGAAGCGGGTTGGCAAGGCTGTTATTCGCGTCAAGGATTCACGCGGCATCTGGATGGGACCGTCAGAAGACAAGCTGACAGAGTTCAAGCAGCGTTCAACCGAAGCATGGGATGCAGCTATGTCGCTCTATACTGGCGATATCAATCAGCCATTCGATGCGCATTGGTCGCGCGATGGTGATATGTGGATCAAGCAATTCGATCCTCTGCCTATGACCATTGAGTTTATTTCACCGGAGATTGCTGGTGGAAATTAGCGTTAGACCCGCAACGATCCATGACGCTATTTCCCTTGGGCCGCGCATGAAGCGCGAAGACGCAGACGAGGCTTACGCAGCCATCGGGCTAGGCCCGCAGGCCTCCTTGATCCTTTCATTGCAGGCCTCTGAGGTAGCTGGGACTGGATTGATAGACGGTATTCCCATTGTGATGTTCGGTGTCGTACGTGATGGAAACAAGGGGATGCCTTGGCTTCTGGGGTCCAGTGACATTCAGCGTGTCAGTCGCCGGTTTCTTCGTGAGTCGAAACTCTGTGTGCGCGAGATGAAGAAGCGGTTCGATCTGCTTGAGAACTTCGTTGATGCGAGGCATACGGTTTCAATCCATTGGCTGCGCTGGCTCGGCTTTACTATCCATGATGCAGAGCCTTATGGCTTTGAACATCGTCCGTTCCATCGTTTTGAGATGAGGCAATAATATGGCTGTAGCGGCAATTCCGGCTTGGGTGGCTATAGCTGCAACAGCGGCAAGTACAGGGCTCTCTGTCTATAGTGCTGTCCAGCAAGGCAACCAGCAGTCAAAGATTGCGCGCGCTCAAGCTGACGCAGCAAGCCAGCAGGCTCAAGATGCCCTGACGCAAGGTCGTCAGCAGGAACAGAACTTCCGTATGCAAACATCGCAACAGAAGTCCCAGAAGATCGCAAGCATGGCCGCGAATGGCCTTGATACATCCTCCGGCTCGGCCTTGAACGTGGCTGGTGATATTGCGTCTCTTGGCGAGACGGACGCTCTGCGTATCCGTGATAATGCCTATACGCGGGCCAATGCCTTCGGGCGTCAGTCGGCTATCTATGAACAGTCAGCCAATAACTTGCAGTCTTCTGGCTTGCTCAATGCTGGCTCAAGCCTTTTGTCTGGCGTCGGGAGCGTTGCCACTAAATGGTACAACATGAGCGGCGGTTCTGGCGGAACACGCATTACTGCCCCCGTTGGCTCCAGCCCTAACCACCGCTAGGATTATCCATGCCGCAAGCGCCAAGCTATTATGACTGGGGCGGTCGTCCTACCAAGGACATAACGCCTAGTGTGGATTTTTCTCCACTGGCACGATCACAGCCAAATCTCCAGAACCTTGCAAAAGGGATAGACAATCTCGGCAACTCCCTGAGTGATATTCAGGCCAAGGACCATGAAGAAACTCTAAGGACAAACCTCGCGGCTGCGGACACACAAAATGCGGATATTCAGCGCAAGCTATTGAATGACCCTGAACACGGGTTCTTCAACCTGCGAGGCAAGGACGCGATGGATGCCTATGATGGCGTCATCAAGAGCTTGATGGACGCTTATGCGCAGAATGGAGCTGCCTTCGAGGGTGATAAGTCTGCAAGTGCTGATTATCAGAACATGGCAAACCGGCGCTTGAATGCGGCGCTTGGCTCTGTTGATAATTACGTTTCGGCCCAGAAACGAGACTGGATGGATGGCACGTCCAAGGCTCGTATTGAGAGCGCCACGAATGACGCGGTAGCGAACTACACAGACCCCAAGTCGGTCAATCTCTCGCTCGCTATCGGGCGCGGTGAAATCCTCGACATGGGAGATCGCAACGGATGGTCAAAGGACGAGACAGATGCAGCCATTCGTGAGTTTGAGAGCGGCACTCAAAGATCAATCATCTCGCGCATTGCAACAGATAACCCGACTGCGGCGGCGAGTTATTTCAACCGCGTGAAGGATGGCTTAACGGCCCAAGATGCGGTGTCATCCGATGGCGTCATCAAACAGGCAGATGCCCGCGCAAAGTATGAACATTCGCAGGCACAAGGTGAATTTGAATCCGACCTTCTGATAAATCTACGGCGTGGTAATGCTGACTATTCAGACATTGAAAATGCCTATAAGGCCGGAAATATCTCTCCGTCATTTCGCGCCAGTGCAACGGTTTGGCTTGATGATAATCTTGTAAAGAACCAGCAAAAAGCCGCTGAGATGCAGCGCGTGGATGCGGCCGGGGCTGGCGGTGCTCCGCTGGACCCGACGAGTAGCGACGATAAGAAGGCATTGAACGCGCACTTCGAACAGGTTGCCTCGTCTTGGGTAAATATGAAGCCTGATGAAGTCATGGACCGGACCATTGCATACACAGTGCAAAAGGGCATCGTTCCTGAGCGGCTCAAGTCCGTGATAAACGGTGGCCTTCGTGGCGGCACTCCAGATCAGCAGGTTCTTGCCGCCGAGGCATTGCAGAAGCTAAGAACGGCCAATCCTGAACTCATCAAGGACTTCAATGCTGAGGCTATCTCGCGCGGTAATCTGATTGACCAATATGTCAGCTATGGCATGAAGCCTGAAGATGCGGTGGTTAAGGTCGATGAACTCTCGCGCGTTGACAAGAATGTCGCTGATGCTCGGGCAAAGGAATATGCCAAAGAGGCGACGGCAGATTACAAGGCTGGATCAGCCTCACCCATTGATGTTGCGAAGATAAATCTTTCTAACGCCTTCGATCAGGGCTTGTTCTATGCAACTCCAGAGGCGGAAACGGCTGTGGCTGCTGAATATAATCAGGTCGCAAAGGATGAGTTCCTAAAGTCGGGTAATTTACAGGCCGCGCAGAAGACAGCACTCGACACGGTTCAGCGCCAATGGGGTGTTACCCGCGTCGGGAGTGAACCGCGCCTGATGAAACTCGCACCGGAGAAGTTCTATTCAGTGCCCGAACTGGATCCTGTGCAGAACGCCGACTGGATGCAGAAGCAGCTTGAGAGCGATGTACAGGGGGCTGGCGGGTTGTTCAATTCCAGCGCCAATGGTCGTCTGTCTCTGACGCCAAGCCCTACTGTCACAGCAAAGGATGGGCTCCCAACATATTCCGTCGTCCTGGACGGCGAAGATGGTATCCCGCGCGTCATTACCGACCCAACCGGAAAACCTCTTGTCTGGCGACCAGATTTTGCATCAAGCGAGAAGGCCAAAGAAATTGCGGCTGAACAGAAGCGAAAACTTGATGAGGCCCGTACAGCTAGGGGAAACAGAGACTTGCCTATTGGGGCTGCGAGGTAATTAGTAATGCCGTTTCTTGACGCTGATAGCACGTCTCCTGCTGGGTTCCTTCCTCAGATTGATAAGCCTGTTGAGGCCCCAAAGCCGACATGGACGGAGTTGTGGGACGCTGCAAATCAGGACAATACGGCTGTCAGCATTGCCAATGCGGCGGGCCGCGCCTTTGACAGGTCGCAGACAGCGGATGTTCCGGGATATGACCCCTTTAGTGATATTCAGGGCTATGAGGGACACGCATCGTCATTCGTAGATGCTAATAGTCCTGCCGAGGTCGATCTCGTCAAGAAGCAGATAGATCGGGAAAACAAGGCGCGCGAAACCATTGGGCTAGGCGGCGCGTCTGGCGTTGCTGTGGCACTGGCGTCGGGCTTGCTCGATCCCGTTAATCTTCTACCGGGAGGCATAGCATTTGATGCGGTTCGCGGCGCATCAAAGGCAGGGAAGGTCGCCAAGGCTGTAGGTGAAACTGCGGCGGCTGGTCTGGTGGCGACGAGTGCTGCCGAAGGGATATTGCAATCAACGCAAGAAACGCGAACGGCGAAGGAGAGTGCAATTAACGTTGCGGCGGGGACACTCCTGTCCGGCGTTATGGGCGGGGCGTTAGGGCTTGTTGCATCTCGCTCTGTTCCCGGTATGACAAAATCGGTTGGTGATCTGGAAAGGGCCGCGGGCGATGAACTCGGATTGGCGGGCTCAGGCAAGGCGGCTTCGGTTGGCGCTGCCGGTGTGCGATCTACCACGCTTGAGCAGGAAGGCATTAAATCTGCGCTTGGTGCCGAGAAACTATCTACGCACGGGGTCATTGTAGGGACGCCGCTGCATCGGACGCTTGCGAGCCCGTCGCTTGATGTGCGTCAGATTGCCGGTGATTTGGCTGAAACGAAACTCATTCAAAACAAGAACACCGAAGGCATCCCGAGCCTGCCAAGTGTTGAGCAGAATGTCCGTGCATGGCATGGGCCGATGGCTGAAGCCTTGGGGGGCGTTGATGGCGAGTTCTTGAAATACCGCCTTGGCGCTGATGCCAAGCCGGGCGTCCTGAAGATGATGGGAACAAATATCCGTGATCTTGGCGGTACTCCTGACGGCAAGATGAAATACATGCAATTCCGTGAGGAAGTCGCAAAGGCCATGCGCCGCAATGACGAGCATGAGACTCCCGAAGTTGCAGCGGCAGCCAAACATGTGCGCGAGACAATCATCGATCCACTGAAACAGAGGGCCATTGACACGGGGTTGCTTCCCGAGGACGTGTCAGTTGACACAGCGGACTCCTATATCACGCGGCTCTACGATATTCCTCAGATTATTGCAAAGCGTGGTGAGTTTGAGGCCCGCATTGAAGGTTGGTTATCGCGTATCAGTCAGAATGTTGACGCCAAGAATGAAGAGCTTAGCAACACGGTTAAACTTGCTCGTGCGGCGGCTGAAAGTCATGAGCCAAGAATTAGCCCATTGCAAGAGCAGGCAACGGAGTCAGAAGGCATATATAAGAAGGCCAAGGCCGATATTGCGCCCATTAGCAAGGAACTGAAGTTACGCGAACGGACAATCAAACGGCTCTCTGGATATGCAGACAAGGCCCGTAAACGTGTTCAAGATATCAAGCCGACAGGGAAGTTGGGTAAGGACGATCCTCTTTATGAGATCCTTAGCGATATTCGCAAGGGGCCAAAACAACCTGAAAGCCTTGCTGAGTTTATTCGCCGCAAGGGTGGCCTTCAAGATGTTGGCGATGAACTCAAGGGCATGGATGCGCAAAAATTAAAGCGCGGGATAGTCAAGAAGAAGGGCGGTCTGAATTTCGATGATGCCGCTCGTATGGCCACTGAAGCTGGCTATTTCCCCACTGATGGCGCGCGTGTTGGTATTAATGATTTTATCGATGCGCTCAAGAGTGATCTTGATGGGAAAAAAATTTATTCAGAGTTGGACTATGAGGCCGTCCAGCATTTGGATCATGTGAACGGATTTGCTGAAGAATTAGATCGTCTCGGCATTGATGTGAGCAAGATGAGCAATGAGGAAATTGCGGCCAAACTTGACCAGATAGAAGGCGGCGGCACAAAGTATGTGCCCGATACTGCGCATACGCGAGCAAGATCAAAAGAGGCAGCGTTTCATCTTCGCCGTCTTGAGAAGCAAGTCTCGGAAGAAACTGCGAGGCTTAGGAAAGCTCAAGACAAATGGGATGAGATCAAAGCCAAGATGGACGAGCACGGGCCGAAGTCTAGGGGGCTGCGTGAAGAGGCTATCAGGGTTCAAAAACTTGTTGAGCGCTCCAAGAGACAGGTTGATCGCGTCACTAGCATGATCGAAGATAACCAGCGTCTGGCCGGTATGGAGCCGGGTGAACTCAAGGGCGTGGCATCTGAACTCACAGACAAGATTATCGGCGGTGTTCCTGGCCGCACTCATTATAGCGCCATCCCCCTGACGCGCGGTCCCTTAAAGGAAAGAACGCTTGGCATCCCTGATGCTGAGATTGAAGACTTCCTGCATAATGACATTGAACACATCATCCGGGCCTATACGCGCACCATGTCAACCGATGTGGAACTGACACATAAATTTGGGTCGGCTGATATGGCTGAGCAGATTGCCAAGATCAACGATAGTTATGCAAAACTGCGTGACGGTGTGAAGGGCGAGAAGGAGCTTAAGAAGCTGGAGAAGCAGCGCCAGAGCGATATCTCTGATATTGAGGGGATGAGGGATCGTATTCGCGGCACCTACGCGATGCCTGAAGACCCCAATAGCTTGTTGATCCGCGCCGGGCGCACCGTAAGACAATTGAACTTCCTGCGTCTCCTCGGCGGCATGACAATCTCATCGGTATCTGACGCAGGCCGTGCCGTAATGCTCCACGGTATGTCAAATGTCATGCGTCATGGGATTGTGCCGCTTGTCAAGGGTTCAAAACTCTACAAGGTCGCCGCCAATGAGGCTAAACTCGCGGGTACGGCGCTTGATATGGTGCTCGATAGTCGTGCTCTGCAAATGGCTGATCTATGGGACGACTACGGGCGCTTTTCAAAGGGCGAGAGGGCTATTCAGGCGATGACTGACAGGTTTGGTGTCGTCAGTGCCATGGCTCCATGGAACGCATTCTGGAAGCAATTCTCGGGCATCCTGAGCCAGACGCGGACATTGCAAGTAGTCAACTCCCTACTGAATGGCGATGCCTCTCCCGCAGAGGTAGAGCGACTGGCCTTTTTGGGCATTGGGCAAGAGCAGGCTACACGAATTGCTGAGCAGTTCTCTAAACACGGCAAGAAAGATTCCGGCATCTGGTGGGCTAATACTGGTGCGTGGACTGACCCTGAGGCCGTCAATGCGATGCGCCATGCAATTGCTAAGGAAGTGGATATTACTATTGTCACGCCGGGGCAGGATCGGCCTCTTTGGATGAGTACTGAAATGGGGAAGGTCGTTGGTCAATTCCGATCATTCACCATGTCGTCTATGGCGCAGGTGACACAGCTAGGCTTGCAACGTAGAGATGCGGCGTTTCTGCAAGGGGCGGTGTTATCGGTTGGGCTTGGCATGTTGTCGATGGTCTTGAGGAAGGTCGCGGCTGACCAACCTATCCCTGACGACCCAAGGCAATGGATCAGTGAGGGCATTGATAGGTCGGCCATTACATCATGGATATCTGATGCCAATTCGATTGCAGAGAAGATTACGCGCAACCGCGTTGGCCTAGCACTTCTAACCGGTAAACCGTCTTCATCACGTTATTCATCGCGTAATGCAGTGGCGTCTGTTTTGGGGCCAACGTTTGGTACAGTATCTGATGCCTTCGAGATGACAGGTTCTCTAGCCGCAAACGATTGGTCAGCGTCTGATACATCGAAACTACGTCAAATGATTCCTTACCAGAACTTGTTCTACTTGCGGCGGCTCTTCAATGCAGCAGAACATGGAGCAAATGACGCTCTCGGTGTGCCGGAAAAGAAACACTAGGGCTAATCGCAGGACTCCGTATTACTGCGTCCATCCCATTCGATGGAACAATTCCCCGTCTTAAGGCGTGGGTCTGAGAAATATATAGTCAGGAATTGATAGGTGAATATCAGAATGACGACGCCCGCAAGCATTTGATGGGGTGTGCGCCTATCGTACCAGTCTTTGAGCCACTTCAACTATCTGCCTCCTAACCGACCAAAACGGTCCTTGAGTAACGCAACGCCTACCGACAGGAAGGCTGTCACGACCGAGAGGATGACTAGTATCCCTATCGACAAGGGCAGGTCATCCATTCTCGCACCTTCTGCCAAATTAATGGCAGTGCCAATGGCTATGTAAGCCAGACAGAATGCGATCATAGCCTTTGTAGTTCGGTATTTTATGTAAACGATTGCGCCAATGATTAGCGCGACAATTCCCGTCATCTGACTCTCCTTGAGAATGGAGGGCCAATTATCACCTCACATCGTTGTTTGAGCAATGACCCCCCGTTTTCTGGGGTTTTTGCTTGCCTTTTTGCTGGGATTCCAAATGACAATTTCCTCCGAAACTACCAAATCAGGCCCATACTCCTGCAACGGGGCAACGACCGTCTTCGTTTATGGCTTCAAGATTTTCAACGAAGATGATCTTGAGGTCACGCTCACAGACCCCGCAGGGGCTAACTCAACCCTCATAATTACGACGGACTACACTGTCTCTGGGGTTGGGTCGGACTCTGGCGGGAATGTCACAACTACATCGACCTATGCAACGGGCTACACATTAACGATCCGTCGCAAGATGACATTGATACAGCCGACCGATTTGCAGAACGGCGGGGCATACTACGCCCAAGATGTTGAGGACATGGTTGACCGTGTGACCATGATTTCTCAACAGATCAATGAACAAACGCAACGAACGTTGACTGTGCCCGTGTCAGACGGTGTATCGTCACTTGAGATACCGAACAAGGCCACCCGCGCAAGCCTTGCATTGGTCTTTGACGCCGACGGCAATGCAACGGCTGGCGGTATCCCAGATGTGGCCGTCTCTGCGCCGATGATCCCTGTTGTGCAGGCTGCTTCATTGTCTGCGGCTCGGTCTGAGTTAGGCCTTTCTACTGGCGCGACTACGACGGTTGGGGCGGCGGCAACAAGGAATCTCGGCGCTGATATTGTTGATGATGGTTCTGGAAATCTGACAAAAAACATGGCCGTCGTCTTTCCGGTCGCAGACTTCACGTTTGTTGCGGCGGGTCGCTGCAAGCTATACCGCTCAGGTGCGCCTAAGACATGGACGCTCCCCGCCGCATCGTCCGGCCTAACAGGCTGGAATATTGAGATAGAGGATGCGACTGGCGGGACGATCATAGCATCATCCGGCACTAATCTTTACGTCAACGGCGCTTCTGCTGCTTCGTCTTATACGTTCAGCGTCGGTGAGTGGGGCACACTCAAGTGTTTCGGCAGTTCTGGGTATGTGCTGAATACGTCAGGTGCAACGGCATCAACGACAAAAAAAGGCATTGTGGCGCTCGCAACCGCTGCTGAAATCAACACCGGCACAGACGCAACGAAGGCGTTGACCGCTTCGGCGCTTGCTGGGTCAAAGCGTAGCCCAAATGCGTGGGTGTCGATGGATGCGGCAGGTAATATCGAGAAGTCTTTTGGCGTGTCTTCCATCACCGTGACCGGAACGGGGCAGCGCACCGTGAACTTTTCTACTGCAATGCCGGACGCTCTCTATGCGGTTGCAGGAATGACCACGGGTATTCAGATAGATGTGGTCTATAGCAGCCGAACGGTAAACAACTGTCCTTTATCTATAAATTCTCAGACCACAGGCAGCTTAAACAATACCGCATGTTCGGTTTTTTTCTTTGGAAACTAAATGAAAATCATCGCTTACAAAAATGGCTCCGACATTTTCCGCATGACCATTGCGAGTGAGGCGCGGCGTCAGATTATTATCACGCCTGCACGATTTGAGATTCAAGACGGCGAAGTGGTCGGCATCGAAGCTGAAACGCGCGACGAATCCGACGATGAATTTATGGCATGGGTGGCGCAGCGCGACGTTCCCGCTGGCATCGAATTTAAATTCGCAGACGAAATGCCCACCGATGATTCTGATTTAGTCGCATGGTTTGATGGGCTTGGTGCCAGTGCGGGCACGGCAATCGGCCGCGATGCGTGGGATCAAGAAAACGAAACCGACCGTCAGGCTCAGGTTGTGGCTTTGCAGGCACAGCATGATGAACTTGCAGCAAAGATTAAAAAATAACCTGCTAATAAATAGTGACCATTCACAGCCACCTTCGGGTGGCTTTTTCTATGGGTGAATGAATGATATCGCGCGGAATCCGAAACGCAAATCCCGGCAATATCGACCACCACGATAACACCAAATGGCGGGGCGAGCTTCCCTATGATCCGTCGATTGAAAAGCGGTTCTGCCGGTTCAAGGCTCCTGAGTGGGGCGTCCGTGCGATTGTCAAAATCCTGATCAGCTATTCCTGCCGTAGAATTAATACGGTTCGGGAGATAATCAACACATGGGCTCCACCTTCTGAGAACGACACACGGGCCTATGTCGAGCACGTCGCAAAGCTCGTCGGCGTAACGCCGGATGATGAGATTGAAGTGGATGACCTTGATTATGTCGTCCCACTCGTCAAAGCCATTATCCAGCATGAGAACGGCGAACAGCCCTATTCGGATAAAATTATCTTGAAGGGCGTCAATCTAGCCCTCGGCAAGGATTGAATATGGTTGACCCTGAGTTGAAGCGATGGGCGACCGAGAGACAATCAGAATACATAGACGCAGTAAATGAGTGTGGAAGTTTTGCATCTGCGGGGAAATCACTAAAGATAAACCCGAGCGCGGTCAGCAGGGCTGTAAAGGCGGTCAAGAAGAAAGCCGCCTCGCAAGGCTATTCCCCCGATCACGACATGACACATACCGCGCCCGATCCGTTTGTCATAAAGGGCGTTTCGACGCTTTATGATGCCGACGGAAACGTCAAAGTCCAATGGGTTAAATCCGCGCTCGATAAGGAAGGCTATTCCGAAGCCCTGAAAGAATGGATCCTTTCGCTCTGTGAAGGTGTCCCGCCGCTTCCGCCCATTGATACACCAAACTCACATCTTGATGCTGACCTGTTGACCGTCTATCCGATGGGTGATCCGCACTTCGGCCTTTACGCATGGGCCGAAGAAACCGGCGATGATTTCGACCTCGCCATTGCAAAGCGGGTTACATGCAAGGCAATCGACCGGCTGGTGAGTTCCGCGCCTGCGTCCGAGACAGCCATTCTACTGAACCTTGGCGACTTTTTCCATGCCGATAATGACAAGGGCGTCACGCCCGAATCTGGCAATCGCCTCGACATGGACGGGCGGCATACGAAGGTCATGCAGGTTGGCCTTGACGCGCTGGCCTATTGCTTGCGGCGTCTGCTCGAAAAACACTCACGGGTCGTATATCAGGGCTTGCCGGGCAACCATGATCCGAACGCGAGTTTCGCGCTGTCGCTCTGCCTAGACATGCTGTTCAAAGATAACCCCCGCGTTGAAGTCATCCTCACACCGTCGCTCTACCGTTACCATCGTTTCGGCAAGGTGCTGCTCGGCTTCCATCATGGACATGGGGCGCGGGCAGGGGAGTTGCCCTTGCTTATGGCGGCTGATCGTCATGAGGACTGGGGCCTCACCCTGTTCAGATATTG